GTTTGATCAGGATGGAACATGGCATACCATAACAGATATGCTGATGCACAAGTTGTCTTACCACTTTGACGAGGTAGCATATTAATATTAAATCGATAATCATGATATGCTTGTAATAATCTTTCCTGATAATCAAACGGTTCGAATTTAACTTTACCTTGTACAGGATGTTGAATGTGGAAGAAGTTTTTAGCAAAATGCAAATAGCCCTCAGTGGGGTCGGCACACTTCATCAAGTGTTCAACTTGTTCTTCTGTAAACTTTTCTTTGGTGTGAGCCTTTTTTGTTAAGACCCCGTCGAGACTTTTTGCCATATGTTTATTTAATCAAAAAAATAGACTCCGAAGAGTCTATTTGGCACTATCGGACAGAGTGCTAACTGCGACGAAATTTAACCTCTTAACATTTTTGCCAATTTAATTATATCGGCTGATTCGTTTAATTCTATACTTTCACGTTCCATACGAGCGTCAAAATCTGCACGACGTCCTGCATCATTCTCTTCGGCACGTTTTAATGTTGCTTTAGCACGTTCGTCACCTGCGTCTGCTTTCTTTTTAAGTTCTGCTCTATGGTGTGCCTTCATATCACGGGCATGTTGTGCACTTACATTATTTGGATTGTATGCTTCTTCAATTGATTCACCTTTGATTTCTTCATACATTGCAGAAAGTTTGTTAACTAATGATTCATGGTAATGTATCATAGTGTTCGACCCCGGAGCACGAGCCAGTGGACTTTGTCCGCCTTTACTATTCATGTCATCGCCTTTCATAGTAACAGCATCGATACCATGAGTATGTGCTCCAGCATCGCCGTGCGCACTATTACCCCATGTTTCGCCGTCATCACCCATCTCTTCTTCCATCTCTTCTTCTTGAGCTTCCATATCGCCCAACAATGGTTCATCTTCTACATCATCGTGTCCTGTTGGTTGTTGAACAGGTTCTGCATCGTGATGAACAGGTTCGATTTCTTTTTCAACACCTTTTTCGATATCGCGTAAAATATCCATTAAATCTTTAACGCCTTGAGCACCAGATCCATTTAGGCTAACATTCATATTAATGCTATCTTGTTGTTTTGGTGCGTCAGCATGTCCTTGTACAGGTATTGGCCCGCCAATAACTTCGATACCCTCATCGATGTTTTTTAATTTTGACATTAAATCTTGTAAGTTCATTATCTTGCTCCTATAACTTTTGCAACCATGTCAACTGGTTTTTTAGCAACAGGGCTTTTATGAGCTTTTTCAACTGTGCTTTCTTTTGTTGATGTACGATATTCTTTGGCTGACCCAGGCACACTTGATGCCAATAGTTCGTCATTGTAACCTTTAATCTGCGTACCTTGATGTTTTTCTTTTGTTAGTTCGTGTAGAAAATTCATCTTGTGTTTTTCACCAACTAAGTCGCTATAATCATTTTCTTCTGTAGGAGTTCCAATAAGAGCTTTACCTGTACGTTCGTCGTGTTCATGATTAATTTCGTGTTCTTTTTCTTCTGCCATGCTTTTAACTTTGATATTACTAGCTGGCATTCCTAAACTTGACGATAATAAATCGTGTAATTGTTTATTTGTTGCTGGGTAATCTGTTGCAACATCAAAAATCGTCATGTTAACATTCTTATGTTCAGGAAATTCGCTGTGACGTTCTTGAATTGGAGTACGTTTGCCTGCACTTACGCTAGTCACGTGAAATTGTGCTAGACTTGCTTTAATTCTTGAGCTACAATCAGATGGACATTCTCCGGCAATTTTTACCTTAAATTCGTATATCTTCTTGCTCTCAGTTAAGTATTCTTTGAATGATTTCATAATAGGATCCTAGTATTGTATTTATTTCATCTGCTTGAGTTTTTCTAGTAGGCTATTGCGATCAGTAATAATAACACCTTCCCCTTGTAGAGTTACACCATCATCTGCTGAGTTTGCTTCTTGATCTAACTTTTGTTTTTTAAGTTGAAGATCTATCATTTTTAATTTTTTATCTAGTTTAGCAGCCTTAGCATCGATTGCATTTTTAAGCATTGTTCCAGCAACTTCAAACAGTCGTGCACTATATCTAGCTTCGACATTCATACCTAGATCCATTAGGTCATCGTATGCATCTGTGGCTTTTTTTGCAAGATCGTCTAATTCATTATCTGCAATATCACCTAAGCCTTTTACTTGTGGTAGTGCGGCAGATATCTTGTCAAATTCGTCCATGTTGCGAATAAAAGGAGCGGCAACTTCTGCTTTTTTAGCTCGCTTTTCTTCTTCTTTGGCAATTTTTTTGCTTTCGGGTAAGTTGAGGATTTCTTCAAGTTTCTTAGTCATAACATTACTTATGCTTAGACTTGACTAAAGATATCATTTTCGTTAAGAATACGAAATTTAATTCCTTGCTGTTTACACCAAAGTTGAGCACTGGCCCACTTGGCTTGATTTTTAACAAATTGTGCTTGATTATATTTGTTTTTACCCACACGCTCTAATATAGTTTGACTAGCAGGTTTAATTTCGATTAATTCTGTTAAAATACGACCTTTCTTATCTGTGTACTGAATAAAAAAATCAGGTACATAGACTGTTTGTCGATTAGTTAATGGATCTCTATATGGGATTTGTATAGCTTCACTTGCCCATTTCATTATACCAGGATTATTATCACAAAAATTCATGAAACTCCATTCCCAGCTTGATCGATATGTAGGAATTTTTGTACCTACATATTTTTCAGGATGTTTCATTACAAACTTGCCGTGTGCAAATTTTGCCATATGTTAAACTAAAATATTTCTACTTTCGTAAGTGTCGACTAATTGAGCGACTCTAAAACCAAGTAAACTAGTATTTTCTCTGTATGAATTTAAAACTTGTGCAACTACTTGACTTAATTGTATATCTGTTAAACTTTTAAGTTTATCTAATAAAGAAAATACACTGACATGTTCAACTCTTGCTTGTGTTAACAATACAATTGCTGTGCTTCTTGCACTACTATTATCAAATCCTCGTTTTTGAAAAAAACCTACGGTAGCATCAATTTGCGCCGCAGGAAAACTAATAGGAGTTGTGAAATAATTATTAAAAAATGTTTTAACATTTTCGACATTATTAGATATTGGTAAATTTCCAGTTGACATATATTAAAAATCCGCTTGATCGTAATTTATACTGCTCGATGGGCCAGTATCTGTAGGAGTTTCTCCTGCTCCTGGAACATTTTCATCTCCGCTTTCTCCAGAATCAGATGTTGCACCGTTATCATCGGTGTTAGAATCTGTATTGCTTTCCGCATCTGTATTAGCTGATCCAGTATTGCTCCAACTATCTTCATTTTCTCCAGCATTATGTTCTGCTTGAGCAGCCGCAACTTGATCGTTAGTATTTGCATCTTCTACTGCTTGTTGGTTAGCCGCTTCTGTATCTGTATCTTCTTCTTGTGCCGCACTTGCATCATCTATTGAACTAGGTGTTGCGTTTGTTATATCACTAGCAGTATTTGAAGATCCTGGAAATTTAAATCCAGATAAACCGCCCAACGCATTAATTCCGGCAGCAACTGCACCTAAACCTAAGGCAATTCCTACTGCTGAACTTGTTGATCCAGCTGATGATGGAGTGTTTTGATAATTATTAACTGTTTGAATTGCATTATTTAAAATACTACTTGCCAACCCTGTTGTATCAAGTGACTGTGCAAAACTAGGATCACGAACAGTTGGGTCTGGATTAATACCTGTTAACGGACTAGGAGTCAAATCATAATGCGATATATCAACACCTTCTGGTGGATTTGTTAGTGTCGAATCTACACTATATGTTATTGCCTCTGCTTTAAGTCGCATGTCGTTATCGTGTGTTTTATTTGAAAAATAATCAACTTTTTTATGTGCCCAACTGGTTATGATAGGATTGATAAGTGTGTAACAAACATACTCGTGTCGAGCCATTTGATAAATTTTAATATAGTTGAAAAATGGTGCTGTACTGTTATTGTCTAAACCGTATGGAGTTATGATATAATCACTTTTTAAAGTTGCATTTCTTGAATATGCACCTGTTTGTTGGGCACTGGTTGAATCAGCAAAATAATAACTATAATAATTTTGCCATAACTGATTTATAAGACCCATATTATCATCGTGAAATGTTAATGAAAATTCTCCGATAGTATGTGTTGTCTGTATATTCTTTTTTCTATTGTATTGATTTACTGTATCAACAGTTACCGTAAATGATGGTAAATCTATATTTTTAACCAACATGTTTATTTCAGTGCCGTATCTTTGAACAATGGCAGTATTTTTTAAACTATTGATATTGATCCCAAATGAAACATGGAATAAAAAGTCAAATTTAGGAGCGAGCCTAAACTGATCTGTGTTGAATAGTTTGGCGGCATGTTGCTGATCTCGAAGAATCGTGGTCGGATCGGAATTTAAATTAGTATTTGCGGTAAAAGCCATACTATTATTTATTTAAATAATAAACTACGTATATAATGAATAGTCAACAAAAAAGCCCACTTAGTGAGCTTTTTGTTTAGTTATTAACTACCCATTACATTATTACTTGTAGTATTGTTATTCATTACTGCTGATTTTGATCCTAATGTGCCACCTTTTGTTTGAACAGCATTATCAAAACGTACTGTAAGTTCAATTACAACCGGTCCTTGCTCTTTATAATCAAGTGTTGCGTAAACAGTTTTTTCTAAGTAACAACCATATAGTTCCCAAGTTTCTAATGAACTATTGCTATCGCCTTGATAAACACTACCATTACTGCCGTCTAACATTTCAATACGCATTGTAAATTTGTAATCACCTGCACTTGCCGCTGAACTTTGTTCAAAGAAATCAAATTGTCTTTGATTTTGTTCACCAACAAGTTTAGTTACAAAACCTGTTACATCGTCACGTAACTTAACGCTAAGAGCTTCCCATGTTGGTTTTCCAGCATAGTTGATCTTACTGTTATAAATTTCAATTACTTGATTGGTAAAACCTACTGTTGGACGAGCACAGTCTTGAACCTGCTTTGTTAATTCAACATTATCTGCAACGGTAATTCCCATGTTTTCAAAATTGATTCTGAAGCGATACTTCAGTTTCGGCATTAGCATACCTTGAGTGACTGCACTCTGATCGGATGCTAATGGTACTGTAAAATTTGATAAGGCTGCGATTGACATGTATTTCTCCTAATTATGCGCTTAGACCAGCAATAGCGCCAGTATTTTCTAGACGTAATGGAATGTAAATAAATTCCACTGCCTTGACTGGTTCGATAGCAATATCAACGTATAGTTCGCTTGCATCGATTCTAGCCGGTGTATTATTACTTGAATCGCACACTACTAGATAATCATATAGAGCACGTTCAGCTGTTAATGTTAACAATAGTTTTTCAACTTGTTGTTTAATTTGATTACGTGTAATAGTATCATTTGGTTCAAATATAAATGGTTTAGCCAAAGCATTTAATTGCTGACGTAAGTAAATTACTAAACGAGCAACATTTATACGATCTAAACTACTTGCAATCAACTGACGTGTGTATTGTCCGTAAGCAACTAATCCAGTTCCAGCAATATATGTAATTGGGTTAACATGGATGCTAGCTAAAGTATCGCGTTGTCCGCCATTTAATGCTACTGTTACAAATTCACCGTTTGATGCATTTACATAACCTACTGAGCTAGCATTTGTTACACCACCACGACGTACACCAGCTGGTGCAAACCATGGATAAGAAACGTTATCACTTAAAGCAATTGTACGTAACATAATGTGACTTGGAGGAACAACAATATTGTTACCTGTTAAATCTTGGGTATAACCCCATGGGTAATAAACTGCTGTATATGAATCAGTTGTAATTAAACCGTCTTCACCATCTACTGCGGCTCCTGCTGTATTATTACCCCAGTTACTTAGTGTAGTAGCATCGGGTGTTAAACGTGCTGGTGCATCTGCAACAATAAATGCTGATAAACCGTTATCATTATTCAATCCAACTAAATCGCTGACTGTTTCTAAGTAGCCAGGGCAACTTAACAAGTTGAAAATAACTGTGTCCGGTTGACGAATATTTGTATTACTTTGGATTGTTGCTACGAGTGCTTTTAATACAACTGCACGTTGAGCTTTACGTCCAAATTGACCAACTCCGTTGTTGTCGTTAGGAGCATCACTCACCCAACGATTTGGGAAATAGTTTGTCATTAATGATGGACTATTGGCGTTATAAATTGTGTTGTAAGCATTAGTATTAACATAATTTACAACATATTTCTTAACATTAAATCCTGAACGACGTAAGTTCCATAGCAACATTCCTTTTGGATATAGTGCTGGACTTGGACAATCAAAGTCAACAAAGTTTGTTGTTAGCAATGATTGGATTGTTGCTGGAGTTGCACTTGTACCGTCCATATCCCAACGTGCATCAGCAAATATAATACCGTTACCTGTTAAGTGATCTTCATTGTTAACTAGAACCCAGTTCTTAGTTAGATAGTTATATTTCCAAATTATTGGGAAAGAATCTAAATCTGCTAAATCTGTTTGAATCCACAAATCGCCATTAGCTAATCCTGTACCGTCAGATTGTAATGTTGGCATTGATGCACTAATAATAGGTCCATTAGTATCTGTTGATGTACCACCTACTTGATTTTGCACATAGTTCAAATAACCAACCCATTTAGTACCGTCATTGACTAAGATATCAACTTCTTCTAAATTATTGTTGTACCATAAAGTTTGATCCAATGGTGTAGCTGTCGGTGCTACTGAACTTGCAGGAGCAATTGCTGAACCGTTGACCACTGCGGCCCATAAAGTTGCAATGTAATTATTTGATGTGCCAGTTGGGCTAGTATAATAATTAGCAGTACCTGTACCTGCATCATTGACTGAGAATAATTTAGATAAAGGTGTTCCTGTACCATCGACAAATCTTATATCACCACCTGCTAGATGTGAAATTGTAATTGTATTTGTAGTAGTGTTTAAACTAGCAACAATATTTGAATCAGTTACTGCGGCACTAAACGCTGCCAAGAATGCATTTGCATCGCTTGTTGCATTTTGTGTAGCTGTAAACGATACAGTTACTGCATTTGTTAATGTACCAGAACCAATTTGACTTTCTTGAATAGTAAAGCTATATGTTTCGTTATAAGATGTACCAGTAATAGTAACTGCTGAAGAAATAGTTTGGCTTGTACTTACAGTATAACTTGTAGCAGTTGTTACAGTTCCAGTTGTACTTTGATTCAAATTATATGTACCAGTACTGCCAGAACCTCCAGCGAATGATGTAATGTATGAACCTAATGTTACACTTGTTCCACTTAGTGCCATACCCACACTGATTGTGCCAGTTACTGCTGTAACATTCAACACACTTAAAGTAGTTGTTAAACCACTTACAGCACCTTGTGTAGTTGTAATTGCTGTACCACCTTTTGTAGCAGACAATTGAATACTTGTACTAGTTGGGCTACCAATAATATAGTATGTACCAGCACTAATACCCTGGCTAGTTGATCCTGTAATAACAACTTGCATACCTGCTTGCAATGTATAAGTGTTAAATGTACTAATTGTACAATTACCACTTGTGCTTGTAGTAGCTGTAATTGTTAATGCCGCATTTGATGTAGCTGTAATTGCTGTTGCTGAATTAATAGTTGAAATAGTTGTTCCAGCAGTTACACCAGTTCCAGTTAATACCATACCAGTTGCGTATGTACCAGTTATTGATCCTGTTGGTGTGAATACTGTACCTGCCCCAGTATTAGAACCGTTGCCGATAATACCTAATGCACTAGCAGTTGCAGTAGCACTTCCAGGGAAAGTATTTGATGTTACTGGAAGCGATGTAATAGTAGTTGCACCTACACCGCTTCTTGCATAAATTTTAAAATTTGCGTAAGCAGGAGAAAATTCACCGTCATTGTATTTTACATATAGTTTACCGATTGGTAAATTAATACCACCACCTGTTGGGTCTAATGCTGCCAACGCAGATTGCCCGTTTGGATATAATGCAATTGGCTGTGCAACCCATGTACTTGTAGAAGAAAAATATTTTTTAACAAACCAATTTGCTCCTAGATTTACAGCAGTTGTTTTAATCCAAATAGAACCTGTTGGTGCACCGTTTACTGTAGTCAATGGAGCATTTTGTGTGCCATATTGTACAAATCCGTCATAAGTTCCGTATAGTGGAACATTGTAGTGAGGACTAATTTGTAGTTGTGGTGCTAAGTAAGTTCCTGAAAGAATACCTAATGGTCCAGCATTTTGAGCTGAAGACCCTGTTAATGTTCCTGAAACAACAAGATTTACACCTGTTGAATAAATTTGTAAGCTGCCGTTTATTACTGCGGCTGTTACACCAGAAATACTTGAACCATTAATTAAACTTGCCAATGTAGTCAGTGAACTAGTCGATGCTGTAATTGTTGAACCATTGATAATTAATGTACCAGTTACAGTTGATGGACTTAATGTAGCCGCAACTGCTGGCCAACTTGCAGACCATGCACTTGTACCTACTTGCACCCATGTGCCGCTAGCAGTTGATGTTTGATATTTTTTCAACCAAAGAGAATTTAAATTTGTCGGTGTTGTACTAGTTGTAGAAACAATTGCATAATCGCCTTGTTGTCCATAACTTGCTACAGGACCGCCTGTAATACTACTTACCAATGCAGGATTTGTAATTACACTTATATTGTTTACAGTACTTTGATTTACAAATAACTGACCGCCAGTGACATTTGCGGCTGATGCATTCCACTGGAATACACCAAAATTAGTTTCTGTTGTATCAAACCATAATGTCTGATCTGCAGGAGGTGCTGTAGGAATAGTTGGAGTGCCTTCTAATTGAGACGTATTTAAATCTGCACGTACAACATAAGCACGATTTGCTACACCTAAAAAACTATAAGCGGCTTGTAGTCCATATTCATTTAATTCGCCAGCATGTACTGGGTTGTTTTCTGCGTCAGTTTGGAAATAAGGAATACCAAATGTTGAACCTAAATCTGCTTGACTGGTTAACAAATATACTTTGCCAGCATTTGCGGCTAGTGTTCCTGGAGCAATTCCTGTTCCAGCTGAATTCATTTTGTTTGCTTGTGAAGCAACGATAATCAAAGGTACGGTGCCAGGAGCGGCAGGTGTATAGAACGATTCGTCTACTACTGTTACGCTTACGCCTGGTGAACTAAGTTGAGCCATATTATAATCTCCATGAGTACATGTTTCTTAATGTATTTATGGTATTTTGAAAAAATAGTACTTATATACACCTAAGGAAAGGTTTAAAAAAGGCTTATTTTTTGTAAATATAATTATGAGACCACTATGCAGTTGCGGAATTCGGCCAGTAGCAGTTAATTACTATAAAAATAATAAACCTTACTACAGATCAGTATGTGGTACTTGCCTACGAGGTGTAAAATTACCTCGTTGGTATACTAGCGGATATCGACCTAAAAATACATGCGACAAATGTGGATTTAAAAGCCCACATTCAGAAGTATTTTCTGTTTTTCATGTAGATGGTGATTTGAATAATTGTAAATTGCCTAATTTAAAAACAGTTTGTGCAAACTGTAGTAGAGTTTTACACAAAGAAGGTATCAAATGGCGCCAGGGAAGTCTTACGCCTGATTTATAACTTTTAAAACTTGTTCATATAAATCATCTATACTAGTATTATTATCTAGTACGTGATCAAATTTAGTACCAACCCATGCAGTCTCACTTGCATGAATTTTTAGCTTGTCCATACGTGTTTTTGCCAGCATCCAATTCATGTGGTGATCTCCGGCATTCATAGCTACTGCGTCTTGATACCATTCAGGTTCGGGACCTCGTTTTACACGGATAACAATACCACCGGCATCTTTAATTGATTTAATTTCATTAGGAAAACGGCAATCACTAATGACAATGTCGTCTTTACTATTGCGTAATTTATTTTCTAAACTAGCAATCCACATATCATCATGAAAACCGTTACGGCAGACTTCTGTGCCCCAGTATTGTAGTATCCAACGCGGGGTAAGTTCAGGCATACCTAAGCGGTTTGCCCACCATGTATCTACTTCTTCTCGCCATTCACGGGCTTGTTTTGTTCGGCCTTCTAGCATAGTACGATCCCAGCCAAATACCATGCTGACAGCATCTTTTAGGGAGTTTGCAAACGATTCGCGCCTGTAACCATGAAAATTAGTAAGATAATCGGCAATAGTATCCTTGCCAGAACCAATAAAACCGCACACACCTATAATCATACGAACCCCCTGTAGATATACTAGTATATAACAGTTTTGTTACAAGGTCAAGAATTTTTATTTCGTTTTTTTTTAAGATAATTACATGACAAGGTTAAAAATGACAACAATTAAATGGATTCCTTCATACAATTTACATATGGCTAATTCTGCAGAAGATATAACTCATTTTGCACCCGAACCTGCTTTTAAATTTTTCACTCAAAACCGTAATGCAAGTCCATATCTTAAATGCCCGGCATTCTCAGGGTTTTTAAAAAATACATTTGTTATTAAAAGTCCATACGATTTAACAGTATTTTTAAATAGATCTCAAAAAGCTATCAAAGTACAAGGGCACGATCATGCATTTTTTCACAATAATATAAAAATGCATGACATTTCTAGCCCAACAGATCCGATAGTGCTGTCATTACCTCCAAGATACATTTTTATCACGGATAGTAAAACGCCGGTGAATATAGTATCATTACCTATGATGTTACAACCAAATAATTACGGGGTAATTCCAGGAGGATTTGATATTACTAGATGGATTAGACCGTTAGAGTTTTCTATAGAAGTATACAATGATACTGTACCTGTTGAAATTAAAAGGGGAGATCCTCTTATGATGGTTAAATTTATAACCGAAGACGGGAGTTCAGTAATTTTGGAAAAAGATATATTGAATCAAGAAATTGCTGATGTAGTTAGCAGATGCATGTCTGTTAAGAACACTATCAAAGGGCAGAATTTAAAAAGTCTATACAACATGGCATACGACTATATTGAAATGATGAAGTCTAAAATATTTAAAAAACGAAAGTTTTTTAACCTGTTATAAAGTAATAACCTGTTCCGCCTGCAACTAACGTTTCTAATTCTTTGTCTAATTTTTCCAATTCTTCTTTGGCTTCTGCTAAAAGCGATGTACCATTAAGTGTAATTGGACTACCAGGACCTGCTATAGAACCAAATTTACTACGAGCTTGCCCTAAACTAACTTTACAAGTAGCTAATGCGTAATCTTTTAACCATTGATTAGCATAAGGATCTTGCAACAATACCCAATCTGGACGGAAATTGTAACTTTGTATTAAGATCTGCTCGCCTTGTGCAAAAGGACGTTGTAAAATGTCTAGTAAATGACTAGTTGGCTTCCATAAAAATTCAATATAACTACCAAACATACGTCCAACTAGTTTTTGATAACCAGCAAACGCATCATAAGTTGCCAGACCGCCCATCATACTACCTGACATTAGATAGGTGTTTGTATAAGCTAGATTAAACGGCTCGAATAGTGTACCACCCGCACCAATTCCACTTCTTGAGCCAATAGCTCTACGAAACACTTGACGCACTGAGATAACTTCATCTGGTAATCTATATTCATTTTGATCCTGTATAAGTTCAAGAAATAAGTAGCTTTCTTCTACACTATTAGGACTACGCTGACGATAACGATTTAGCGCACGATCTAACGCATTTTCATAATGTGTTGGATCTAATTCTATATCTATCATACCGTCACCCAGCATTAGCTTGCAATAATCAAATACTTTATTGCGTTCTACAGTTGAATTACTCTGGGTTGTTGATGGTAGTGGATCGGCCATAATTTTACTCTCTTACTATATTTAGCTAACGATAAATATCATTATGCCACGTTTATCTTTATACAAACCAGAAAAAGGCAACGACTATAAATTTATAGATCGTCAAGCCAGCGAAATGTTCCAAGCAGGAGGTACTGATGTATATCTGCACAAGTACTTAGGTGCCAATACGACCGAAGAAAATGCTACTGCGGATCAGCCTAATTATGCTACAAATTCTGTTACAAATATACAAGATTTGTTATTTTTAGAAAATCGCGATAGAACATATGATACCGAGATATACAGAATTCGTGGATTGTACAATGTACAAAATATTGATTTTAATTTAAGTCAATTTGGCTTGTTTATTGATAACGATACTTTATATATGACTGTACATATTAATGATTTTATAAAGTATATAGGACGAAAACCCGTAAGTGGAGATGTATTAGAATTGCCTCACTTGCGAGATGACTTTGCTTTAAATAATTTTGATTTTGCATTGCCTAGATATTATGTTATTGAGGATGTTGGTCGCGCTAGTGAAGGATTCAGTGTTACATGGTTCCCACATTTATTTAGATTAAAACTTAAGAAAGTAATAAATAGTCAGCAATTCTCACAAATTTTTGACGCACCGGCAAAAGATGCCAACGGTGATCCAGTAGCAGGAACCACTTTGCAAGATTTACTCAGTACATATAATCAAGAACTAGCGATTAACGACCAAGTTATTGCTCAATCCGAAGCAGATGCGCCATTGAGCGGTTACGAGACTAGACAATTTTATACACTAGCAGTTGATCCTAACACTGGTAAAGCAGTTTTAACTACCGCAGATGAAACAGATATATTAGCAAGTTCGAATGGAGCTAGTATATTGGCAAGCGCAGAACAAGGCATTCCGCAACGTACAGGTTATACAGGATATTTAATCGGTAATGGTTATCCTCCTAATGGCTATGAATTTGGGTTTGGTATACAATTTCCGGCAAATCCTGCCGCAGATGATTTCTTTTTGCGTGTAGATATGTTGCCAAATAGATTATACAGATATGATGGTGGACAAAATGCATGGATAGCATACGAAGATGCAGTACGTATGACAATGACTAATAACGATACACGAAGTACACTAAAAACTAGTTTTATTAATAACACTAATTGGTTGTATAACGATGCTATTGAAAATGGATCTGGGTTTTCTCACAACCCGACCCCTGTGTCAGGAGAGCCAGCTGGATACATTTTACAAGGATCCACAATTGTCTACACATTAATGAACTATATTACAGCACCTTTTGTAGTATTAAAATTAAATTCTATAGAGTTAGATTTTGACTTAGCAACTTATCCTAATTTATTCACTAATAATTTTGGATATTTACAAATTAATCTACCAGTTATTAACAACGAACAACAAATAATTCCATTTAATGGTGTTTGGACTGTTACATTATATAATAACAGAGAAGCAGTAAGACAATCAATTTCTAAAGTTCTTAAACCACAGGCGGATTTCTAATGCAGTTCTTTTACGACGGTCAAGTAAGACGATATATCACACAAGTTATTCGTGTATTCAGTAATTTTGTAGTCAAGTACGGCGACGGTAGTTTACATAGAATACCTGTAATGTACGGTGATCCTGATAGACAAGTTGCTAGCATTATTAGGCAAAATAGTGAGAATGTTGTTAATAGTGTTCCACGTATTGCTGTTTATATTAGTGCATTAAGTTTAGATAGGACTCGTATAGGAGATTCTACATTTACCGATAAAGTACAGATTAGAGAACGAGATATAAATCTCGAAACAAACAAATATACACAAGGTCAAGGTAAAAACTATACAATTGAAAGGTTAATGCCAACACCTTTTGAACTTAAATTTAAAGTCGATATTTGGAGCTCTAGTACTGAACAAAAATTGCAAATATTAGAACAGATACTGGTGTTGTTTAATCCAAGTCTTGAATTACAAACAACCGATAATTATATTGACTGGTCTAGTTTAACTGTTTTAGAATTAGATGAAATTAATTGGTCTAGTCGTCAAGTTCCTGTAGGCACCGACACACCTAATGAAATTGCCACATTAAGTTTACACACACCTATATGGATTAATCCGCCTGTAAAAGTTAAACATATGGGCGTTATTACAAAAATTATTACAAGTTTATACAATAACGCCAATGCTAGTCCTACATATATAGAAGGATTAGGTCAAGATCCGTTAGCAGGTCAAGTAACATTAAGTGAATTGATTGATCAAGAAATTACAACAATTACAGACTATAAAATTGAAGTATATTCAAATTCAATAAAATTATTAGGTAAAGGTAATGCCATTGTTCCTAGAGAACCAAACAATATCCCACAACCAAGTTTAGTAGGACAAGCAGTAAGTTGGGCAAATGTATTCGATTTATATCCTGGAAAATATGTTGCGGGTTCTAGTAGAATTTATCTAACGCAGTCTGATGGAACTATTATAGCGGGTACAGTTGCATTAAATCCTCTAGATTATACTACTTTACAAGTAAATTGGAATCCAGATACCTTAGTAGTTAATACAGGAATAGATAGTACTGGAAAATTAGATAATATGCAAGGATATAACGCATCTACTAGTTATAGACCCAACAGCACTGGTACATTTGATGCTATTATAAATCCTCAAACATTTAATCCATACAGACCAACTGGTTCAGAACAAACTGATCAATCACTCACTATAGGATTACGATTTTTATTAGTCGAAGATATAGGTTCTTCTGACAATACAACCGAAGCTTGGGGATCGTTAATTGCCAAAGCAAATGACATTATTGAATGGTCTGGAACTCATTGGCAAGTTATTTTTAATTCAAGTCAGTTTCCTGATACAATAGTATGGCAAACAAATACATACACTAGTGTTCAGTACATGTGGAATGGTATCTCATGGACTAAGAGCTTTGAAGGTGAGTATAACGTTGGCCAATGGAAAATAATACTGTAAAAGATCCTATAATTTGTAGTGGAGCATTATTTTATGCTAAATCTACTGGGCGGTTTTTGTTGTTACAAAAAGCAACTGGTAAACACGAAGGGACATGGGGGTTAGTTGGCGGTACTAATGTATCAGGCGAAACACCGTGGCAAGGACTACAACGCGAAATCAATGAAGAAATTGGTGTTTGTCCTAATATAATGAAAACTATTCCGCTTGAAACATTTGTTTCTAATGATCGAGTTTTTAATTTTCATACATATCTTTGTGTAATAGAAAAAGAATTTGTTCCTGAACTTAGTAATGAACATCAAGGGTGGGCATGGGTAACTATAGATCGTGCACCTAAACCCTTACACCAGGGTCTTAGAAATAGTTTTAGTAGTAAAATTATAAGAACTAAATTACAAACAGTATTTGATTTAATTAATTTAATTTAAAAATCTATTTAAATCTATTTTTAATCCCATCAAATATTGACTCATGATTTTATCATCGTGTTTCCAGTATTCTGAAATTTCGTTTGTTGCTATAGCTTTTTTACACCAGTTTATAAAATTATAAGAATTTTTTAATTTAATAAAAGATTTTTCTTTAGCATAGTGCCAAAATTCAGAATTTATATTATTTTCTCCTACATAATTTATTGCAATTAATTCTTGTATTAAATTAATTGTTATATTATGTTTATTATTAACATGATTTTCAACGGACGAATACTTGTCGCTGATTATGGTAGAGAAAAAATTATTCGTTAATACCAAATAATAATGTAATGGTAGTGCTTGTGCTGGCTCGAAAAAATATAATTTATTACCTAGATATAAAATTCTTCCTTCAACTGCTTCTTTTTTATAGTAAGGATTCCATGAAAATTTTCTAGATTTAGATGTATCTATGTTTTTTATTTTTTCAAAATCTTTTACAGCTTCTTCTTGTGTTGTTATATTGTTGTTATAAAGGTATCCAAACGCTTTTCTATGCTGTAAAGGAACTCCAAACATCCAACCGTTATTATGGATGTATGCCGAAGTAAAGTCTTCGTGATAATTTTTAAAATCTGGATATAATATAACAGAATTAACGCTGATAAAATCAGGTATTACATATTTGTCACTATTTAATTCATCCGATGTAGGAGTTCCACGGCAATCTATAAGATAATCGAATGTGTAGTTTGATTGTGTACCATTAACTATAACTGAATTTGCAGTTTGATCTACAGTTATTACAGTATCGTGTATTTTTTTTAAATTATATATTTGAGAAAGTTTTTCAATTACAAATAAACTGAATTTTTCACTATTAACATGCAATCCTGGATTACCGTGATTTATGAAAAATGTATTAGTATTTGCTTCTTCCCAATAATATCTTGTGCCCCAACGTAATGTTCCGTCAAACTTATCTATATCGTCTGGCACACAGAAATTTAATACACGATATAAAAGGAATGAAAGTGCAGGGCTAGTACTTTCACCAACATGTGTTATTGGAATATTAGGATCGTAAATACACGATATTTCAATATTTTGTATTTTTTTATCGTGTATTGTTTCAAATATTTTAAGTAGTGCTACTGCACTTGCAGTTCCTGCACCAATAATGCCAATTTTCATAAAGTACCCTCCAGGGTACTCTATTTATTGAACAGTTACTACACAGTCATCTGTTCCGGTGTAGAATTTAAAACCGCATTTTACTTTTGCAATTTCACCTGATGTTAGGTGAGATGCAATTAAACGAACAGTACCTACACCATTTTGAGTAGTTACTTTTTGCTTGTTTAGTACACCCGCAGTTGTATCTAAATATACATCAGCATCGTGTCCAGTAATTGTTGTACCTGAACTATCTCCAAGATAGAACGAAATATCAACATATCCGTCTGGTGTGACAGTTGCTGTTTTAGTATTAAACCATACTTTAGGATAACTCTTATCTAAGAAAGTATTTCCTAATTGTCCAGGCATTAATGTTGTAGTTTCACCTGTATTAATTTTTAATAATCCAGCATCTTCCATTTTAAAGATCAAATTCCAATCGCTAAATGGGGAATCTGCAAATGGAACACAAATACTAATCATTCTGCTTACTGCTTGATTATGATGCCATGTATAATCAAATGGATTCATTTTATGAGATGTAGTTAACGCATAAATGTTTGTATATGGCATTCTAGGACGTCTATCAGTCATTGACTTACCTAACATAGCTGGTTTAAGATCAGCAGTTGTGTTAAGGTCATCTGTAGGATCGTCTTCGTTATTATTGCCTTTTGCTAAATCGACTAATACAGTATTTCCTGAAATAGTTGTCGACGTCCAAGGAGAATAAATGATATATAAACCGTGATCTGAAAAATCTTTAGATTTTTTTATATCATTAAAATCTACAGTAATTTCATAAGCTAGCGGATCTTTAAAAATTGACCATTTATCGGTAGTCCATAATGGAACGGAATCTACTGGAGGAGCACCGTGTTTGATATTTGCTGTTCCATCTCGCATTTGTTGCCAGTATTGTGCTAACGATGCTGTTTCATATGCCAAATGAGTAATATAGGTAAATCCAGAATCGTTAAATGACATTTCTAGTCCAAATGGACAATTTTTTGTTATACTTTCATATAAATTCATAGTTTTTGCTCCTGTGTAGCTTAGTTATTTATCAGGCTACTACTGTACTTTTTCCGTATACTTCTACATCGTCAATTACAGCAACTTTTTCTGCAACTACTTTTATAGGTATTACTTTTTTCTTTGTTTCTTCCTCGTGTTTTAGATTCCAACCAAAGATATCTTTTCTTTCAGGAGGTAATTCGGGACTATTGATATAGTATACTTTATAACCTTCTGTAATTTTTTCTAAACTTAATACAAATAATGGAATAGCATCGCTAAATGCATTATCACAGCTTCTAGTCCAGTATTCACCATCTAAGAACATACACGCACCTTTGCATATGTGTAATACTGGGCATTTAGGACATTCTAAACGATTTGACCAGTGAGTTGCTGTTTTAATCTCTACATTTTCAATATCTGTAATACTTCCGCCTAAATGGCTTTCTCCATTCTTGCCTATTTCTAGTGCACTAACATTTTGACAAGTAATAACATTTCCTCTTAGATCAAATGCTATAGTTTGTTCATCATCCATGCCACATTTTTGACCTAAATATGTAGATTCTTTATGTGTTAAAACTGTTTCTGTGAAATCGTCAATTTTTTGCAGTATGCCGCCAAAGCCAATATCGCCCTGACTGACAAAAATATCTGCAAAACTTTGTAATCTATAATCAAAATGTTCTTTTTTAGTATTGAGACTATTTTCAAGACCTTCTTCGTCATATGCATCAACAAATGCACCCTCACCTAATGGTACAAACGGGTCACCTGTTAGTTCAACAAACCAGTCAAATATTGCTTTTCTACTTGTATTTTTGCTATTCATCATCGCATTAAAACTAATACGATTATGAGGTTTCATAATTTCATAAAAATTAAGAATAGTTTCTTTTTTAATAGGGTCGTCAAAAGGATCTGGACCGCGAACACTTTGTCCAGGACCGTCGTGACTGATAGATACACTAAATCCCATAGAGTATAACCAGGCACAGATTTCTTCTGTTAACAAACTACCATTAGTGATCATACTAAAATAAGGAGCTTGTTCCCAATCTTTAAATTTATCTGCAATTGCCTCAGCTAGCGGTTTTAGTGTTTTCCAATAAACTAACGGTTCCCCGCCCCAAAATTCAACTCTTAATCCAGTTGCTTCGTTAAATTCTAAATTATTAAACATTTCCATAAACTGTTCAATATCTTTAGGATTAGTTTCTTTTGGTCGTTCTACAAACTTTTGACTACAATAATCACATGTATAATTGCAACTAAGACCTAGCTGTATTTTTACAGTTTTTACACTACGTGATTTTTTAAGAGGAAGATCTTTATTGAACGGTATATAAGCCGGCAAATTTGCTTGAGGCTTTGCTTCTGGGTATTCAAAAACATGCCCAGATTCATCTGTTAATATATTTTTTTCGTTGTCGTAAAAAAATATTTTTCTATTACCTTCTTCTTTCTCTGCCCATAATTCGAAAATCATCTATTATCCTTTTAACAGTTACAGTTGCAATTGTAGCTATATTGATTTTGGCCACAATTGTATGTACACGCACAGTTACAGTTGTTTTGTAACCATGATTGTGTATCACAGTTTGTACAGTTAATATTATAACAGTTATAGCAATTAAAGCAATTGACACTACCGTAAAATCCACAATTAAATGAAGGACAATTACCGTTATTACAATTACCTTGATTATTATGTCTAAAATATGTCTTATTATACCACTCAGTCATCTGCTCATAGCTTTGGCGCAAAGACGGTAATACTAAATTATGAATAGTATTAAATCCAACATTACTATTAGATAAACCAATCTCTGCTGTTGCATTGCTAACAGCAATCTGTGGGCCGCCTGTAATAGTCATATTTAATTACCTCTATTTTTGAGATCTTGAATTTCTGCTTTTAATAAACGTAATTCTGCTCTCAATTCTTTGATACCTTCTACAAATAACGGTGCTAATCTTTCGTACAAAACTGTTAGATACTTATCATCTATAGGAGCTGGTTTTACAGCTTCTGGCAAGGCAGCTTGTACTTGCTGAGCACTAACACCCACTTCTCTTTGAACAGTATAACCTAATGATTGTGCAATTTCATTAGCTTCGTAATAAAATCCGTCTAATGTATCGATTTTATCTAGAGCATTTTCAATTTTTCCAAGATTTACTTTTAATCGATCATCTGAATAGTACGCAATAATGTTACCAGTAGCATAAATTTGTCCCGAACCTGGGTTACCAGTACCAACACCTAAACCACTGTTAATCTGTGCGCCAGATGCGGCATAAAAACTTCCGTTGTTAACGTTTAAGTTACCGTTATTAACAGTTTCACCACCAGAGTTAATTGTAATACCACTACCATTAACGTTTATACCAGCGGCAGCACCGATAGCACCACTATTAACGGTTATACCACCAGAGTTAACTGTAATAACGTTACCAGCTGTTAGTCCTGAACCAGCTGAAATGGCTGCATTAGGTGTTGATAATGTATTTCTAATAGTAGTTGTACCACTAGTGGCTGCCATTGTTAAGGTAGTAGCTGCCTGAGCAAAGTTAACTGTAGTAGCTGTACCGTTTACTAAGTTAAATGTACTTTGGTTTGTAGATAATGTACTGTTATTAATTTGAATATTTTCACTGCTGTTCCAGCCAGTACCACTGCTCGACCATTGGAATGTTTTATTAGTAGAACCATACAACAATATGCCACCGCCATTCGCTGTAGTATCTGTTGGGCTTGCTACGTTACCTAAACGAATGTCAATATCTTGAACAGTCATTGTAGTTGAATTGATAGTTTCAGTAGTACCTTGAACTGTTAAATTGCCTTTAATATAAGTAGTACCTGATGAAGATCCTAAGTTTAGTGTTGTTGCCGCGCCACCAAGGTTAATTGTAGTAGCAGTTGTATTTGCAATATTTGTAGTTGCACCAGTAACAATAAGATCAGAACCGTATGTTAAACTACCTGATGTAACAACTGGACCACCTGGCCAACCTGCAATAATATAATTAGTGCCGTCTGACTGAATAACTAATGTACTAGCTGATACTAGCGATTGTGATGCTGAACCGCTTCCACCTGGGCCTGTAAATATACCACTTGGAGTAGTTAACGTAATAGTACCGCTAGTTGCGTTATAGTAGGTTAATGGATTAATCCTATAAATTGTAGGATCCGGAATAGTAATAGTATAAGGTGCAGTACCGGTTAATTCTGTAAATAATCCCTGAGTAGGACTAAGAAAAGTTCCGCCGCCACCTGTATTTTGAGTTGGGTTAGTGGTAATATAACGTGCCATTTATTATCTCTCTAATTAAGATGTTGAAGTTTCAATACCGTATACTTGAGCATTAACTTGCGAGCCTGTGCTACTTAGTGCAACTAAGCTGTAACCAGCTTGTAATACTAAACCAGTACGCTCATATACACCGTATCCTACTAATGTAGTTTGTTGTTCTATTGCTTCGTTAGCATTTGGGCTAGTTGTAGATGCTAGGTATAACTTAAAAGTCACTGCACCGCTACCAGTATTTGTTAATGCCACATTACAAACAGCGTAATAACCTGTTGGTACTGTGTACAATGTTGTGTTGGTTGTACCTAATTGCGTTGCACCAACTGTTCCTAATCTTCCTGTTGCCATGGTTTATTTCTCCAATTTTTTTAATGTTGTCCAAAGAATACTAGGGCGACTGGTGATCCATCAACTCCCCCTACGAAATTCATCTTGCTACTTACGTAAATCTGTGAGCCTGTTGTATTCGATATTGTGTTATTTGCAATAAAGATCTGACCTGCTGTCAATGTATTTACGTTCAACTGACTTTGTCCGCCACCAATTTGAGCTGTAATATAGCTCTTAATTGCTTTTTGTGTTGGAACAATGTTGTCACTATTAGCTGTAAAGTACGGATCTGTACTAAATTGTGTGATAGTTGCCGATCCTACACCTAATGCTAAACCGCTCAATGTCAAACTTTGCAATCCAGCTAAGTTAAATGCATTAGCATTTAAACTAGCAGTACCAGTTGCCTGTTGTACACCGAATAAATTACCAACGTTAAAGTTACCGTCTTGATCAGTAGCTGTAAAGAAGTTACGACCGCCACCTGTACTATACTGTTGATTTGCTTGAATTGCATTTGCAGTAATAACATTTGGATAATTTGTTTGTGTCTGATTACCTGTACCAACGTACAAGAAGTCATGTCCTGTTAAACGCACTTGACTATATTTTAGTCTTGTTGTTACAACTGTGCCGTTTGGAGGAGCAAGTAATGTAGTTAATGCAGGACTAACTTGGAATTGCGCGGTATAATTACCAGCAGAACCTAATATGTTAGTAACAATAACTAATTTATACCATTGGCTAGTTCCGGTAATAGTTGCAAATTGTACATTACATCCAGCATTTGGTATGCTGTACAAGTTAGCAATATTGATATAAGCTGAATTTTGATATAAATCTGCATAACCGTCACCTTGCTGTGTTGCTGTAGCTGTACTATTTCCACTACCTCTATTAGCAAAGCTTGGGTTACTTAATGCACCGTCGCCTGTACGTACACGAACAGGTGCAGTATTAACGTGATTTGGATCAGTAATTGTAATGATCGGACCAGCAGTATAAATCATACCCGATGGTGTAGACGTTGTTAGTGTAACTGGAGTAGTACTACCGCTAGTAGCTGCCACTTGGAATTGTGTACTAGTAATACTGGAACCAATTACATAGTAAGTTGTATTAGTTGTTAAACCTCCGCTACTTACTGTATTAAATTCTACTGGTTGATTTGCTATTAAGTTTTCAGTATTATCTACTGTAATCAAATTAGTTGTTGCTGTTGTTGCAGTAACATTTCCTTTTGGATAACCACTGCCTGGTTCCCACATACGTATTTCTGAAACAGCATTGCTTGTTACTTTAACACGACCAATTGTTGTAGCACCTGTATGTATACTTGCACCAATAGTTCCAGATGTAGAACTTACTGCAACCCATAATGGATTAACTCCCACATTAGTTGCAGTTGGGTTACCAAACGTAATACTAGACCAGTTGCTAGAACTTGGCATAGCTTGTGGTACCCAATTAATTCCATCCCAACTTGTTGCGCAAATATTGCTACTTGGAGCAATTGCTACAAATAATCCTTCACCATACGATACTTGGTTCCAGTTTTGACTTACTGGTAAACCTGCCGGTGCGGCTGTCCATGTCGCGCCACCATTAATACTGTATGCAATGCTAGTACCACCTGATGCAACTGCTACAAAACGTCCGTTGCCCCATGTAATACTGGTCCATGTTGTTGAACTAGGTAAGTTACCACCTTGTGTCCATGTAGTACCGTTTGTACTGTAAGATGTTACGTTGCTACCAGTTGAAATAGCTACAAATAAACCAGAACCAGTAGCGGTGGTGCTATATCCAGTTGGACCCCATGCGACTGCTGAATATGTAACACTACCTGGAATAGTTCTACTTACCCATGTAACACCGTTATCACTACTTGAACATGCTGCCGGTGTAGTACCTGTTCCGCCTACTGCAACATATACACCACCACCGTATACTAAACTTGTAAAGTTAGCACTTGGTAAAGCTCCGCCAGCTGTCCATGCACCGCCTAAACCTGTTGGTAACACATATGCAGATTGTCCGCTATTTGATATTGCAACAAACTTTGAAGCACTATCTGTAATTGTTAATGTTGGTACTGAAGAATATCCGTAACCTCCATTAGTTAAAGAATAACCGCTAATTCCGCCGTTAGTTATTACAGGAGATACAACTGCTAAAGTTCCAACGTAAGTTAATGATACTCCGTATCCAGTTGTCTGTGTACCGCTTGTAAATGTAGGAGGACTGCTATTAAACGTACCACTAGCATTTGCTTGATAATAGTTTGTAGCTTGTGTACTACTATTATAATAATAATAGTAGTTTCCGCTTGTTACAGAACCACTTGAACTCCAAACAGTACCGCTAAATGGTGCACTAACAACTGTTGTTACAGTACCGTAATTTTTACCGTATGTTATTGGAGTAATTGATAATACAGTACTTGTTACAACATTTACTGTAGGTGCTGTATTATAACCAGAACCATTAATTGTAACTATTACACTAGTAACTGCACCGTTTAATACTGTACAAGTTGCAGTTGCACCACTACCGCCGCTAGTTGGTGTAAATGTAATTGTTGGAGGAGTTGTATAGTTATAACCACCATTAATAATATTTACACTTACAACTTGGCTTAATGTGGATCCTGTGCCTAGTACTGCTTGCAATACTGCTCCCGAACCTCCAAAACCGCCTACTGTAATCGTAGCAGTTGCACCTTGACCACCACCGTATGTAATTTGATTCCATGTCTGGGTACTAGGTAATGCTCCACCGGTAGTCCAAGTTTTCCCGTTTGGACTAAATCCTGTTGCTGTTCCACCTGATGTAACCGCAACATAGTTTTGAGCACCGTATGCTACAGAAGTCCAAGTTCCGCTACTTGGCATTGTTCTTGATGTTGCGGTATAGCCTGGACCAGTATAAGACACAGCTGGTTCAATAATGTATGCACTAGTTAAGTCCAATGCGTTTACTGTTGTTGTACCAGGAACAATATGATCCCAACCTGCGGCATATAATGTAACAGATTGACCTGTTGTTAATGTTGTTGTTACAGCACTTCCGCCTGAACTTGTTGACACAGCAAACTGTGTACTAGAAAAGTTAGCTGAAATAATATAGTAAGGAACATATGCTGTTAATCCGCCGAATGTTGTGTTAACAAATACTACTTGGCCTACGTATAAAGTTGCGGTACTTGCAACTGTCAATAGGTTATTACCACCCGCAGTAGTTGCTGTAACAGTTAATGGTACAAATGTTGGACGTACGATTTGTGCAACTTTACTACCGTTAGTGTATGTTACAATATTACCATATTGTCCTACACCAGTACCTGCTGTAATTTGGATACGCATTCCAACATATCCACCAGTTAAAGCAGTATCAGTAGCCGCAATAGTGATGTATCCAACTCCGCCACCTTGTGAAACATTTGTTACAGATACATAGTAACTTCCACCAACGCCTTGACCGTTGTTTAAGTCAATTAATCTGTTTTCAAATACTGCGGCATCTCGGAATTCATCTTGTGTTGCTAAAATGTTATAACCAGTTCCGCTAATATTAACAATACTATTTGTATATGCACTACCTGCATTTTCATATTCTAGACGTAAAATTTGCGTTGTTGTATCGGTCACAACATTAGTAACTTGCGCACCAAATGCTCTATTGTTAACAGTACCGTAAATTGGAGTTTCAAATGTGTCGACTGTTTCACTAACAACACCGTATGTACCATACGAGCTGTTACCGTTTGTAGCACGAATACGTCCACCTAGCTCTGCTAGATAACCTGCATAACTATAATAATTGAACACTGAAACTAACTCAGCTAGACTTCCTGAACCGGTATTCCACCAGCCAATACCGTCACCGATAACACAAGTATAGTCATTAGAAACAATAGATTTGTTACCAGCACTATGCAATGCACCGTCAACTTTAGCACCAACTGCGGCATATCCGAACATTGTACAGTTTTGTACGTATGTACTACGTGTTAAGATTTGTACATTTGTATCGTTTGGTCCAAATCCTGGATCTAAACTTGTATATGCACCGCCTGTTGGGCGACGTGTTCCAAAACTGTTTACACCACTCAAGTAACCTGTAATACCAGTTAAAGTTTGATTTCTAACACCGCAAGCATTTCTTACAAGATACATATTGCTAGATGTTGATCCAGCAACTGCATTATTGTAAAGTTCAGCCGCACGTTGAGTTTTATAGTTACCTAAATAATTAATATCATAAATGATGGCATTTAAGTAATTGGTTGTATCACGTATACACTTGGTGTAATTATAATAATAGTTTACAGTTGCAATACCGCTTGCAGTAGTCAGAGTAACACTTGTTTGTGAACCTGAACTTGCTGGAGTAGCAGATATAGTAAATGTTGTAGTTGTTGGTGTTGTTAATACATAGTATTCGGTATTTAAAGCCAATCCACCAAATGTTCCACCAGCTGTTACATTTAACGTGCCAGTACCAGTACCTGCGGCAAATGTTGATCCACCCTGTGTTGTACTAACTGTGATAGTTGTACTAACACCTGCACCACCTGGAATTGTTAAAATATAATAAGTTGTATTTGCTAAATTTCCAAACGGAGTTCCAGTAAATGTAATTGGCATTCCAATTACCATACCAGCTGTTGTACTAACTGTAATTACATTGCTTGTAACGCTTGTTGCAAGAGTTGTAACTGTTGTTGCGCTAAATTGTACAGGGTCACCAATTACAAAATTATGTGCAGAACTAGTTGTAATTACGTTTGTACTTGCAGTTGTAGTAGTTACTGCATTTGCGCCACCGCCGTAACTTGCACTTGTGTATGCGGCTGCTTCTGCGGCTAAAAACGGTATATTTGCACGTATAATTTCCGAACCTTGAATTGTTGTCAGTACATCGTTGTACGATGTTGAACCGTTAATCATTGGATTATTCAAATACAATACTGTCGATACATATCCTGCTGTAGCAACAGCACTCATACTACTTACAGTATTATTAATTGCATATGCATTTCCACTCTTAAAGCTAGTAGTAACTGTAATTTGACTTCCAGATATGCTATTAATCCAATATACATTATTATTCCATAAATTTCCAGAGTTATTAACTGTTACATTCATACTACCACTAGCAACTGTAATTACATTAAATGTACTTCCGCCGTTAGTTAAGCTAATAGTAATGTTATTACTGGATACTCCTGCAACATAATACATTTGATTAGGTACAACATTACCAAAAACTGTACCTGTGAAATAAATTTGTTGTCCAATTTGTACACCGGATGCACTTGCTAATGTAATAGTGTTTCCGCTTGAATTACTTGCTGTTGCAGTTGTGGTAATTGCGGCTGGTAATCCTGTAAAAGATATAGGTTGATTTACAACCATACCAGTGGTATTGGTAAATGTTAATAAATTTGTCGAAGTTGTAGCAGTAGTTAATGTTGGACTAAATGTTGCTGAAACTTGACCAGTTACTGTATTTGCTGTTCCTGCGGCAAACGCAGAACCTCCATAACTTGTTGATACTGTTATTATATTTGAGCTAACTGATAAAACATAATACGTCGTACCTTGAACTAAGTTTGCTAAATTTGCACCAAATATCACACTATTTCCAATTACAACATTAGTACCGCTTGTTAGCGTAATATTGTTATTTGTGACAGATATTGCAAATGTATTAACTTTTGCTTGACCATTAATAGTTGTTATTATATCATCTATTAATAAGCTTGCTTGTGTAGTAGAACCACTTGCGGCTGCTAATTTAGCTTTAAAACCAATAAATGTCAATGCGGCTAGCGTAGCTGTTAGTTCATTGTTTGTGTTTGCTCTTAACGCAAGTGCTGATGTGTTTAATCTATTAAAAGCACGACCTGCCGCAATAGAGTTTGCATTAGAACCTAACAACAAATCCCAGCTTAGTGCATCAACAATTAAACCAGCATCTCTATTAGTCAATGATGTACTGATAGGATAAGCTTGATAGTATTTTGTAACATATGCTTGAGCATCGGCAGCAATTTCAGTTCTTCTATTTTGTAAATTTGTATATACATTTTGTAAAGTAGCACTTGCTAGTGAATACGCACCTGATGTTACAGGAGTAATTATCGAAACACCAGTTATATAAGTACCAGATGCAATAGTCTGACTTACACTCATTGTCCATGTTGAACCTGAACCGCTAACAATGTATGTTCCAGCGGCAACACCAGTACCAGTGATACACATACCAATTGCAAGAGAACCGCTTACAAAAGAGCTAACGCTTAGTGTAGTTGAAGAACTACTAGATCCTATAAACACCGTTGAGCTTGAATTACTAGAACCATTGGCTAACCAATATAGTACATCGCCAACACGAGCTTGTGCAAATGCTCCTGCCGCAGTAGAACCAGCAGTTCCTGATATTAACTGAACTACTGTATTACCAGTAGTAGCTGTTACTGATTGTGCAGTAACAATTTGCGTGATAATTGTTTGTAGTCTTGTTAATGCCGCAGTTGTTGCTGCCGAATAAGCAGTTAAAATTTGTGGAACTTGTAAACTATAATATGCACTACCATTAATTAAACTTTGATTGTTACAACCATAAGTCATATCATAGATAATACCATCTAATACAAAACCAATATCTCGTAATGTTTCAGTTTGATTAGTTGAACCAAACGTTGTCCAAATACTGCTATAATAAGTATTTAAATAAGCGGCAATTTCTGCTTTAATAAAATTATAATTTTGTAAAATTTGAGCAGTACCGTAACCATATCCAACTAGATAACTAGTGTTATAATTTGTTGGATTTGTATAACTGAACGCAGGTGCTTGTTGTAAACCATTGCTAATCATATTTTGTATAATTGCAATGTTTGATAAAGTTGAGTTTGCACTTGCACTACTACCGACATCACCTGCTGGTAAATTAGTAACTTGTGAAGCTGTATTACCAGTAGTAGGAGTAATTGTAGTATTTTGTATTAAGTTAGGCAATAATGATTGAATTCTTGTTAATGCCGCAATTGATTTTGGTTTATCATTTACCAAATTCAAGTTAGCTGTTGCAGGCTGGACTACGGTACTACGCAATTCGTCTCCAACAATAGCAGTAAATGAAGGAACTACGATAGGCAATACTTCATTATAAGTACCTGTCTTAACACTAATTGTTGTGTTAGGAGTTTGTAATGCTGGAACACCAACAGTAGATTGCAAATTCAATGCTGTTGTAATAATTTGCACTAACGGAGCAACTTTAGTTTGATCAGCTGATACAGTTGTCAAACCTGAAGTAGTATTTTGTATAGCTCTGTTGCCTGATGAAATACCATTCAATGCTTGATAATTATTAGTTGGTGCAACATTAGTTACTGCACAAACACATAATGTACCAAAATAATTTAATGCCGCAATAAACGGTGGTATGTCATATGTATTCACACCAGAAGCTAATGTAGTGCTTGGGTATGGATATGCAAAATACGATTGAGTATTTGTTACAGTTTTCCAGTTACCACCGTGACTAATATCAAAAATAATACCATCTAAAATAATACCAGTATCTCTTTCAGTTTTAGTACTGCTATATGCATATGTTCCAGTATTAGTTGAACCAGTACCTACATTAAACAATGCAGGAATAAAGGCATTTGCATAACTTATTGCAATACTGAAAGTTGTCGAAGATCCAATACTAGCTACGTAATAAGTTGTACCAGCTACAATATTACCACTGTTTGTTGAGAACACAATTGGCATACCTTGATACAAGTTTGCAGTTGTTACTTGTGAACTTGTACTAGACCCGCCTACTGTAATAGTTGAACCTGATGTACCTGTTACATTAACACTATATTGATTTTGAACATAGTTGTTAGTTTCTTTTAAAATAAATTGTTTATTAATTTGCAATAATGTTGCGGCATTTGTACTTAAATAACCGTTTTCAATTTGATAACATGCATAGCGTACTGTAGCCCATGGTTTATCAATGGTTAAACCTTGTCCTGATGCTGTTGTATCAACACCTGCAGGAGAGACATAAACAATATTATTAATTAAACCATAGTATGCCCAACTTGGTACATTACCTGTTACACGTAAAATTTGTCCGTCTGATCCTACTGGTAAACGTGTTGGTCCAGTTGCGCCGTAGTATGCCAAATCGCCTGTTGTAGTTAGAACAGCAGATTCAGAACCGCTTGCTAATAAATTCCAATATGTTCCTGTTGTATCTGCATCAGGACGATTTCCGCTGGCAGCAATATGAACATTGATACAGATATAAGTATTTGCACCAAAATATACAGCATCACCTAATACATAACTTGTACCTGTTGCCCATGTTACGCTAAAACCTGTGCTTGTAAATGTACTAATTGCTCCGCTTATTGTACCAGTGATAGTAATTGTAATATCGTTTGCTGGACTTAACCCGCCTAAACTTGAACCTAATATTTTAATTGTATTAGATCCAGAAGTAGCAGAATATCCTGTACCGGCTGCGTTCAGTGTAACTGAATAATTTGTTTTAGTTGCAAGAACGTTAAACGTTGCACTTGAGCCAGTTCCTGTTACATTAGTTGCGGCAATTGCAGTATATGAACCTGTAGTTGCATTCCAACGAATACCTGAATTCAATTTTGACCAATATGTCGAAAATGGTGGACTTGGATTAGAAGTTACAGTAACAGCTTGCGATGTTGTTGTAGTTAATGTTACCGGTGTACTACTACCCGATGTTGCAGATACTTGGAATGTCGTTGAAGTAATAGACGAACCAATTACATAGTACGTTTGATTAGAATTTAATCCTCCAAATGTTGAACCAAATGATACTGGTAAACTATTAATAAGACCAGTTGTAGATGGTACAGTGATAACATTTGTCGTAGCTGTTGTTGCTGAAGCTACTACTGAAACAGTAGAACTGTCAGCAATTGCTAGATATGAATATCCGCCTAGTCTTACTACATTACCAATTTTATAGGCATTTGCACCTGACCAATCGTTTTGAAAGCTAAATCCTGACGTAAATAATTGCCAATATGTTGATGCAGTACTTGGAGTTTGATTAATTCCGTTTTGAATTGCAGTATAAGTATTGCCACCGTATGTAATAATATCACCAATGACATAATTTGTAGAACTACTCCATACATTTAAAAATTCAACTCCATTTACAAAAATACTAAATTTTGTAGTATCAATTGTTGCACCTGAAGAAGTATGCTGAGTTGTACAAATCCAAAGACTTGCTCCTGCTTTGACAATATCGTTTAGTTTATAACGAGTACTAGCACTCCAAGTACCAACGTAATTTATTCCTGCATTAAATGTGTCCCAATTGCTAGAATTAGTTTCTAATCCTAAGGCTGTTGTTGCGGCGCTAACATGTCCAGCATTACACACGTATGTAACGCCATCATAGTTAATTAAATCTCTATATTTGTAACGTGTATTTGCTTGCCAACCGCCAGCAATCCAGTTTAAGTTTGCGGCAAAAACTGTCCATGAACTTGCATTTGCTTCTAAACCTAATTGGCTTGTACCAGCAACTGTACCCATTACAGTACCAGTTAATGTTTGCGATAATGCATAACTAACTGTAGTTGTAGTACATGCTGTTACTGTAAATGTTCCGTTAAAACCAGTTTGACTAGTAAATCCTGAAACAGTAATCGACGATCCTACTAGATATGGTTGTACTACTTGTATGGCAAATGTAATAGTTGCAGTAGTACCATTAGCAGTTGCGGCAGTTGCAGTTATTGTAGCAGTCGAACTAGTACTGTTATGACCGGTAGTACATAAGTAAACTACTCCGCCGTATAATACTTGATCTCCTAATTGGTAATATGTACCGTTTGCCCAATTTCCTGTCCAACGAGATCCGTCAGCAACTATGTTCCAATATCCAGAATTAAAATCTGTTGTAAATATTGACGAAGATGTGTTACTCTGAACACAAATATAAGTTTTACCGCCTACTGTAACTACATCGTCTACTACATATGCGACGCTTGATGCCCAAGCACCTTGATAAACAAATTTAATTCTACCTAGTTTGAATTCTGCCATTTTAATGTTCCTCTAATATTATTTATCTTAATCGTTTCTTATACTGGATTGGATGGCCAGTAGAATGTATCGCCTGTACCCTGGAGTGCGGAAGATTTAGTTCGTGCGGCACTCATAAAGAATGCAAGTGCATTTAAATTACCACTTGTACCATACGCATTAAAATAGACTTTATTGACCATTTTAATAACAGAACCAGAATAACCATTTGGGATACTGGAACGAATAAAGTTTGGTCCGCCTACTACAGTTGTACCAGCAGTTAATTGACCGGTATATGTATTTGCACCACCTTGACTAAATCTACTAGCCAAATACGCTTTAATAGCACGTTGTGTTGGAATTACATTATCACTATTTGCGGTAAATGATGCATCTGTACTAAATCCATAAATTGTAGTACTTGATCCACCGACTGCAATGCCACCTAACGCTAAGGTACTTAAACCAGATAATCCAAACTGGCTGGTACTTAATGTGACAATACCTGTCGCTTGTTGAACACCGAACAAATTACCAACTTTAAAGTTACCGTCTTGGTCTGTACTTGAAAAGAATACACGCCCGTAATTAGTTTCAATAATTTGATTATTTGCAAGGGCTACATACCCTGTCTGTGGGAATCCTGGATAGTTTGATTCAACTTGATCTCCATAGCCAATGTTCAAGAAATCATGATTAGTTAAACGTGCTTGACTATATTTTACACGAATTTGAATTTGTGTTCCATTTGCAGGACTTTGCGCAACTGTTAATCCTGGACTTAGTGCAAGGTTGGCTTCTATGTTAGGTGCAGTAGTTCCAAATACAGCAGTTGCACTAGTAATTTTAAATACACCGGATATACCAGTGATTGTCAAGTTAGATCCTGGGCTGGGTAATGCTGTTAAATTGTTAACTATTAATATTAATCCATTCTGTGCTTGATCTGCATAACCATTACCAGTTATTAATGTAATTGTACTTGTACTATTATATCCTATTCCTTTATTGACAAATGTTGGACCGCTCAATGTACCACTAGTACCGACTCTTAAATTAATCGTAGGGCCAGTGGTATGATTTGGATCTGTAATAGTAATAGTTGGAGTAGCTATATAATTTGACCCAGTTTCCCAGAAGTTCAATGAACTAATACTACCTGACGATATCGATACACGGCCTTGGGCTTGTACACCTGCTTGAATAGTACTACCTACTCCTGCGCCTGATAATGTTACAAATACACCTACATTGTTTGTATTAAGTCCATATGTACAACTACTATAACCGTCTGTTGTTACTGTTGGCTGTGTCCAATCAATTCCGCCATTGGTCTGATATGCAGTTGTACCGGTAGTTGCAAATGCTATAAATGTACCTTGTCCGTAGACAATTTGATTTGCCGCAAATTTTACTGGAGCAGAATACCATGTAGATCCGTTAAAAGAATAAATTGGTGCAGTATTCGAGCTAGAAGGTACTGCTAAGAATCTGCCATTACCCCATGCTACACTAGCAAAAGTTCCTGCTGGGATAGTTGATTGAGTCCATGTAGATCCATTTGTACTATATGCCGCTTTTGCTGCCGCATCGTTTGAAATTGCAACAAATATACCTGATCCGTATACTACTTGATTCCATGTTTGCGATGCAGGTAAACTTGCACTTGTCCATGAAGAACCAAAATTGGTAGAATATGCCGCAGTTGTACCGCTTGATGCAATTGCTACAAACACACCATTACCATATGTAATGCTACTCCAAGTAGTGTTAGATGGTAAATTCGAACTTCTCCAACCTATTCCATTACTGTTTGAATAGTATGCTTTGCCGTTTGAAGAATTTATTGCTATCCAATATCCATTACCATATGCAATACTAGTCCAGGATACGCTAGTAGGTAAAATAATAGTATTCCAGGTCGATCCGTCGAGACTATATGCTCCTACGGTACCTGTACTTGGTAATGCTATAAATCGATTTGCGCCATACGCCATACTAATCCAATTACCTGTACCCAATGTAACATTAGTTGTGCTTGTAGCTACTGTTTGTACGAATGGAGGCGTAGAAAATGTTGGTCTTGGTTCAATAAAATATGCACTGGTTAAATCTAGTGTACTTACAACAGGAGTACATGGATTTACATGATCCCATCCTACCGCGGCTAAGTTCATTGATCCAAAATTATCAGTTAATGTTATTGGAGAACCATTCGATGTCGTGGATACTTGGAATGAACCTGGAGATCCTTGATTAACTGTTACAACGTAATAATTAGTTCCAAAACTCACCCCACCGAATAGTTGAGTATTATACGATCCAATCATTGTGCCTTGACTCAATGTTAATGTTGTCTTTTTATTTGTACTTGTTGCTGTGCATCCTGTAACACCTGTTATTGTTGATACACCAGTTGCTCCACTTGTAGTTTTTGCAGTAAAATTACCAAGTGTAGTTGTTAACGTAACTGCTCCACCGCCAACTGTTTGACTAACACTGAATAATGTTCCGCCGGCATTTATACTTTGAATATAATATATAGTTTCAGATACAATACCACCCGCTACTGTTCCTACAAATATAATAGGTTGTCCTACTACAAATCCTGCTGTACTTGAACATACAATATAGTTGACAGTTGCTGTTGTGCCTGAACAATTAACAGATATAATACTACTAGCTATTGTAAAATTAAAACTATCAATAACGCTATTAATATAATATTTTGTATTATCAGTTAATCCAAGTGAAGATGAACCAACAAATGATATTGGATTTAATAAAACTAACGCACTTGTGCTATTACATGTTAATGCGTTAGTAGAATTATTACCTGCAGATACAGTCACTGATACTAAACTATTTGCAATTGTAAAATTATTACCATCTATAATATCTTGAATATAGTATGTACTACCAATTGTTAATCCTCCAAGTGGTGTTCCAGTAAACACAATCGGATAATTAATAATCATATTAACAGTGGATGTACCGAATAGATAACTAGTGTTTGATGTGAAATTCATAGTCATCGATCCACTAGCTGTTACTTGCGGCCATACATTACCGTATTGTACATTGGTAATTTGTATAGTAACGGCATCAAGAATTGCAGATATAAAATAAGTAAATCCTGATTGAACTGTACCAAAAGTTGTTCCGCTAAAGGTAACAGCCGCATTTAAACGTAATCCAAGTGTACTGGCAACTGTCATAGTATTAGTAGTACCGCCTACTGTTGCAGTAACTGTTGTTTGTGCTAAAGATGATGAACTAATACTAGTTGCATAATATGTTGGTATAAATTGTACAAGCTGACCTACATATAAATTAGTGCCATTTAATGTTGCACTTGTTGAGTATAGTCCAGTTAAGCTAGCAGAACTTGTTACAGGTATTGGTACAAAATTTTCTCTTAAAACCTGTGCTGTTTTAGTACTACTATTATAAGCAGAAATATAACCATATTGACCTGCACCTGTACCAGAATTAATAAAAATTCTCATACCTGAATAATTACTTTGAGTATTTGTATCAGATTGGGCAAGCTGAATAGAAACTGTATCTCCAATCTGTGCAGTATTACCAGCTGTTAAATATCCAGAACCATTTGCTGTTAATACTCCTTGGAATATGGAATAAGATCTTATTTCATCTGCAATTGTTTGTAATCCAGAACCAGAACCTGTAATATTTAAATTAGCATACGCAGTAAATTTATTTGAACTATTTGTTTCTAAATAAAAACTTGGGCTGTTAGCCGGTGAGAAGGTACTGTTAGAAACTTCAACTTGAGCTCCATAGATATAGTTGTACAAACCAGTTGCTCCGGTTATACCTTTTGGATAAATTCTAAATTGTAAAGAACTATTCAAACCTGTTGTATCGTAAGCAGAGAACCATATTCTATACCAACCTGCAGATAACTGTTGTAGTGCTCCATAATTTACTGGAGTCATTCCGCTATTTGCTGAACTAGATGTTACTACACCGGTATTAAAATTGTAGTTTATAGAACTAGTAACAGAACTAGATCCTGACCATATTGCTTGTAAATCTATCTGTGATCCAGTTCCTTGATATACATATAAACTAAAAGTATATGCTTGTGCACTACCTGCTGGAACTGTTCCCGCTGGAATAGCAGTTAACGCAATACCACTTAGTCCAATACTTGAAATTGTAAGGATACAATCATTTGCCGGACTTGCTCCGCCTAATGCTGTTCCTAATATTTTTACTGTATCACCTACCGCATAACTTGCTCCATTTGCATTTACAGATGCAAGATATACAGTAGCAGTAACAGTAATATTGAATGTAACACCACTACCTACTCCAGACAAAGTTGCTGTAGTTAAATTAGTATATGTTGCTCCATTAGGATTTACAGATATATTTTGATAAACATATGCTGTACCAGATGCACCGGTATTATCAACAATATAAGCTTCTGTTATACCAGTAGGTGCAACTTGAATTTTTTCAAATTGCAAATTGCCATCATTTGCCCAGCCAGTTCCAACAAAGTTGTTACTTGATAACAATAAGTTAGTTGTAGTTGTATTATAGTTAGAACCAGCGTTAGCATAATTTAATTTAATAATTTGTGCCGAACTTCCTAAACTACTTTGTACGGTTGCTTGAACTTGAGCGCTTCTATTATATACTGTGCCAGTTGCAGGTGTTTCTGTTAAATCATATCCTGATGAAATTACACCGTACACACCATATGAACTGTTACCGTTGGCTGCACGTATTCTACCGCCTGCTTCAGCCATATATCCTGTATATCCATAATAGCAGAATACACTAATACATTCTGTTAAAGCACCTGGCCCTGTACAGTATATACCAACACCATCATTAATAATTTGTGTAAAATCATTACATACCATGGATTTAGTACCACCGTTATGTAATGTGCCGTCAATTTTCATTCCAACTGCGCCATTACCAAAATTAGTAACGTTTTGTGCATAAGGACTACGACGAATAATCCATACTGAAGAATCATTTGGGCCAGACCCTGGATCAAACGCTACATAAGATCCACCACTTGGGTGCTGAATGCTGTATGCATCTGGTGCTAACAATGTTCCCTGTAAGCCAACAAGACTCATATTTCTCAATCCAGTACCATTACGCATACGGAACATGTCTTTTAAACAATCTCCGCCGTAAACGGTCATATTACCAGATCCCGATGTTAATGTTACAGGTATGCCTAATGCTGTTAAACTTACAGCAACTGATGATGCTGTAGCTACTGCTGACAAGGTAATACTTGAAAGTGAACTATTACTAGGTGCAGTAGTAACGGTAAGAATGGTTACATTAGCGGGTATTCCAAAACCTGTAACAGTTGCCCCGACTGTTAATCCAATAATATTTGTAATATCAGAAATAATTGCACTTCCAGATGTTACTGTTCCTTGGAAATTAACAGTAGGAGTCGATGTAATACTAAAATTATTTGAAGTTATGCTACTACCCACTACGTAATAAGTCTGTCCCAATGTTATTCCGCCAAACTGACCTGAATATGTACCATTACCTGTTATTACTGCAATATTAGGCGCAACAAATTGAACTGGCATTTGATCTGTTAAATTACTAGTTGTATTAACAACAAATGAATTTGTATTTAAATTAACACTAGTAGCGGTTAAGTTAATACTTACTAATGGCTGTACAACTACTCCTCGCAATTCATCTCCAACAATCGCAACGTTTGCAGGAACTACTATAGGTAATATTTCATTATATGTTCCAGTTTTAACAAAAATTGTAGAACTTACACCTTGATTTGCAGATGGTAAACCTAACGTACTAGCGTTCGTTAATGCTGTTGTTATGTATGCAAGTAAGTTACTAACTGTGGTAGCAGAACCTGTTTCAGCAGATGATAATGATGTAACTTGGTATATGTAATTCGAAGCAGTTACATTGTTTAATGTTTGATAACTTATACCTGGTGATGTTTTTGTTAATACATTCTGTATTAAAGAACCTAATTCTGTTAGCATTGGCAAATAATATGGCATATCTGCGGCTACTGCTGTATTAAAAAATGTATTATTACTGCCATAGGCAAAATATGCTAATGCAGTCGCTACAGTTTGACTATTACCGCCTCTGGCAATATCGTATGCTAGTGCATCAATAATGTATCCAGCATCTCTGGCTGCTTTAGTAGAATTTAAACTATAACCACTATATGGATATGTACTGTTATTGATCTGATATAATGTCCAATTAATCATTTCTGATAACATCCAAGTTTTGTTAGCAGTTAATAATGCGGCTGCATTAACACTAACAGTACCTGCTCCAACTAATGTAGTTGCATATTGAATTGTTTTCCAGGGCTGATCCCATGACACTCCGTAGTCAGCTCTATCAATACCTGTAGTTGTTGACACATAAAAAACGTTTGGACTTTGATTAATTTTTGACCAAGTTGGCAATGAACCTGTTGTTCTTAATGCAAGACCTAGATTTCCTAATGGAATATTCGTATACTGTGTGTTTGTTACTGTACCTACAGTAAACAAATCACCTTGTGTTGTCATTGCATTTTTTCTAAAATGATAAACATAAGCAACCCAATATGCATTATTTGTATCTGTATCTGGTCTATTTCCTGATGAAGATGTATGATATGTTACGCATTGATATGTTGTATTTCCAAAATAAACAACATCTCCAGGAACGTATGTTTTAGAACTTGCCCAACGTCCTAAATATCCAACAGATGAAACAAGTATATTCCAATAAGTAGAATTTACTCCAGTAAATGTAATTGCTTGGTTATTTGTTAAAGTTATATCTGGTGCAAAGTTTAATATTACAGTAGTACCGTTTACTACTTGAGTAACAGTTTGTCCTGAATAGAATCCAGCACCTGTAACCATTGATCCAACTGCTACACCGGTAGTTGTACTTACAACTAGTGTAGTTCCAGAACTTCCAGATGATGAATAAGTTGTTGCTATTGAATTTGCTAGAGGATGTTGTCCTGTACTACCCGCAGTAGCGACTAACAAGTAACTGTTTGCTCTTACTACATCGCCTACTCGATAGGCAAATACACTACTCCAGTCTGTTTGAATTTCATAACCTTTAACAATAATAGTCCAGTCGGTTGAATCTGTTGCTGGAATATTATTGGTATTATTTGCGGTGTTATTTACATATTCATAACCGCCGTAAGTTACTATATCGCCAACTTGATAAGCTGTCGAACTATTCCATACTAAAGAAAATATTTCATCAGGAAGATATACGCCAAATTTTGTATTATCGAAAGTTGTAGTACTTGTGTGATAAGTTGTACAAATATATATTCCACCGTCTACTTTAACAAGATCATTTAAACAATATCTTGTATTAGTAGTCCATGTACCAGTATAAACAATACCGTTGTAGTATACTTGCCAACTAGACTGATTTGCTTCCAGACCTAATGTAATTGTTGAAGCACTGGTATGATTTGAAATACATTCGTAGATAATTCCGCCGTACCTTACTATATCATTAGTTTGATAAACAGTATTAACTTGCCAAGTTTTTCTCCAGTCTGCAGATTCTGTATATATTGTCCAATCTCCGTTACTGAGATCTGTAGCAAATACACCGCTGGTATGACCGTTTGTACATAGATAAACTAGTCCACCAACAATAACAATGTTACCAACGTTATAAGAAGTAGCAGTAGACCATGTGCCTTGAAAAGATTTTCCATCTACAATTAAGTTCCAATACGGTGCAGGCTGTCCTAAATTGTTAATATGATATAAATCAGTATAAAATGCCGATGAAGATGTATTAGGTGTTAAACATACATATGTTTTGCCGCCATAACTAACTACTGCGTCTCGAGAATATGATGTGCCAGGGGTCCACGGACCTGACCATGTAAAGCGTAATCTACCAATTTTAAATTCTTGTGCCATTTTATATCTTTCCTATTAACCTAATGAAACAGTTTGAGCTTGCGTGTATGAGTAAGATTGATTAATTCTCACTACTAGTTCTCCGGTATTATCTAAGTAGTAATAACAGTTTTTATCATCCCAACGATATTGATCAAATACTAAATTAGGATAAGGACGACTATGATCGGTAGCTAAACGACCATCAAAAAAATCTACCCCGTATTCAAAATTTTCAAAATTTGCTCCGTTTGGACCTGGGTTATTCAATACTAAAGTAGCAGTACTGGTTAGTTGATCGATTTTATAAAAATATAAAGTACCATCATCTAATCTTTGTAATGCATAAAAAAATCTAGGATTACCATCTCCTAATAAACTGCTTTGATTTAATTCGTTACCTGCATAGTATGTCATAATTTTATTCCTTAACTAATTTCAACCCAGCTCATTACTAGATCCACTGAACTTGCAGTATTGCTAGTTATAATCACGTTTGTACTAGGTCCCATAATAAGTTTTTCGCCACCTGTTACAATTCTTGCACTTGTATTTGTAGGTATTGTGAAATTATTAATATAGTACGCCTGAGTTCCAGCAATTGTATCTTGAATTTGAATACTAACTTGAATAATACCTGCTGTTGTATTAGTCATACTTAAACCAATAACTGTAGTCGAAGCAGTTGCATTTGTTGTCAACACCGTTGTAGGTGTTGTACCTAATCCTGGACTTAATAAATTTTTGAATACTGTTGCCATTTTGTTATCCTAATGATAAAACTACACCGAGTGCAATATCATTTGCTGTTTGTTGTGTTACACCGCTACTAGTGCCGGCAACAGTAATCCATACTGTTCCGTTAAAAATTTCTACGTAATTATAATCGGTATTGTATCGCATCATTCCTAATTCGTAATAACCGTTAATTGGACGACTACTAGTTCCGCCAGAAGGAATTACAACACCATAAGTACCGCTAACCTTAACATAACTAGATATTATACCTGTTAGAATTTCTGATAATATTGATTGGCTTGGAGTAACGTAATACGTACCTGCGCTACCAGTTCCACTAGCAAAAGCTGTGATATTAGTACCAGGTATAACTCCATTTCCGCTAATAATCATATTATTTTCAATTGTTCCTGTTGGCGAACCTGTTACGGTCATTATAATTGGTGTACAATTAATTGTAGTAGTATTTACCGTTTGTGCATAACTCACAGTCCAAGTACTGCTAGATGATGTACCTGTTCCTGATAAATTTCCTTTAATAAACGTCCCGTCAACTATACCAGATCCACTTAAAACCCATCCTATTGTGATAGTAGGTGTTGCTGGATTACCCCCGTCAACCCATGATGGTGTTGAACTAACAGACAATATATTACCTGTTATGCTCGCTGTAAATTGAATACTTGCACCTGGAGCGATACTTGCTGTAAAATTTGATGAAGCAGAAGTATTGTTAAAATTAGTGACACCATTTGGTACAGTATTAGTTAAAGTATTTGCAGAAAATTTAAGCTGATTAATACTGATTCCACCGGTACCACTTGTTATAAGATTTATATCTGAATTTGTATTACGTGCAGTTATAGAATTACCACTAATATCCAACCCAGCAGTTTGAAAATCTGTAGTAGTAACTGTAGTTGCTGTAATATTTGTATAGTTTGCGTTTACAGCGTATACATTATTCCATTGTAAGGTTGAAGATCCTAAATTGTAAGTGTTAGGAGCAGACGGTATGATATCGCTATTTACTTCGGCATCAAATGTAACAGTATCTGTAGCTTGATTACCTAATTTGATATTACCATCAGATCCGGCATCGGCAGTAATATTGCCAGTTACATGTAGATTTCCATTAATTAGAGTGTCAGAATTTAAATTAATATTTCCAGTTCCACTTGGAGAAATATTAATATCTGTATTATTTGTTAAAGTAACTATTGTGTTACCGCTTATACCTATATTTCCAACATTAATAGTACCTTGGTATACTACAGGATTTATGCCATTTGGGCTAAGAGTCAATACAGAGTTTGTAGTAGATATTGTACTACCGCTGATAGAAATATCAGCTAGTGTTGCTGAATTACTTGCGGTTAAATTGGTAGTACGGGTTGTTCCATTTACTGATAGATCGTTAGTAGGCGCGGTTGTATTAATGCCCACTCGGCTGTTAACAACATCTAAGTACAATAAGTTCGTCTCAAAGGCTAAGTTAACCCCATTGCGAAGGAGGTTGTCCTTTAAGAGCGGACCCGAAATTCGACCAACAGCCATTTACGCTCCCGTATACCCCGTGTTTCACGGTTAACCTAGTTTGGAATTACTTCCGCATCCTTTCGGCTCTTTGTCGGTTTACCACAGTTTAATATCGTAAAATCTTGGTCAGATCTTACAGTAAAAGTATTTATCGGAATTTTTTTAGAACCCTAGGATAAGCTCATTTAAGAAGGTAATTTGCTGAATCTCTGATTCGGTAACTAATGATCCAGTCCCAACAATTGGTAACCATGTAGAAGTATTAGCATTATAAATTTCTAAGGTTGTATTTGTTGTATTAAAACGCATCGTTCCCGTTTCGGGATTCGAAGGATAATTGTTACTTGTGCCATACGGAACCACTAATCCAGGTCCTGTAAATTTTGTATAACCTTTTTGAGTATTATTTAAAATAAAAGGATTAGTTGGAGTTGGATTATTAATAGTGGTTTCTGTTATATATGAATACCCATTAAATTTTATATTACCAGTGCCATTAGGTATTAAATTTAAATCAGTATTAGTTAACGCATTAATCTGATTAGATGTTATTGTTATATTACCAGAATTTAAAGTTGTTGTTAAAAGAGTTTGTTGTGCTATGGAAGAAACTGTTGAACTATTGGCATAGATAGAATTCCATGATTTATTTAAACTTCCTAAATTATATCCTTCTGCAGGTATAATATTGCTATTAATTTCTGCGGTAAACTTAACAGTATCGTTACTGTTACTTCCTAATGTAACATTGCCATCGAATGTAATATTGCCTGTGGCATGTAGGTTTCCGCTTACTAATACATTACTATTAAGTATTATACTTCCTGTAGGAGAAACATTAATCGTATCATTTAATACTGTATTTGAAATAACATTACTAGTGATTTGTAAATTATTAGTTGTTAAACCAGGAACAATAATTGTTGGATTAGAACTTTGATTAGGACTTAGTGTAATAGAATTAGTTGCGTGACTAATTAAATCTGTTGATAAAGTAAAATCTCCAACAGATGTTAATGTATCTACTAATAGATCGATTGTATCTATTGCATTAGGAGTATAAACTTGATAAGTAGGAATAGACCCAGCAAAGTTGAAACTAACTACTTTGTTTACTACATCTAAGAATAAAACTTTTGTATTAAACGCTAGGTTAGTACCGTTACGTTTGAGATTATCTGCTAGTAACGGGCCGCTAATTCTACCTAATTCTCGCCCCATGGTAAATTCCTAGTCAGTTATTGATCAAAACCTAGAAGTGCAATTACTACCTTGCCATACGGAACAGGGCTGGTAAATTGTAAATAATATCCGCTTACAGTTTCGGACGCTCCTGCAATAGTAATATCAGTTAAAATTGATATAGTAGAACTTGGATTTTTACTTAAACTTATGCTAGTTAATGCATTTGTATTTGGATCTGTTGTATAACTTAAAACACTAACCGGTAATGTATAAGTTAATCCGGTAGGTGTACCGGCTGTAACTGTAATTGCCGGACCTCCGGGAGTTTTTGATAAACTAAATCCAGTAGTTCCATTTGTACTAATTATATAATACGACGTTGGATTAGCATACCCTGAGATACTACCAGTCCCACCGTAAGTTCCACTAATAGTTACCATTTGATTAACAGCTAATGTAGTACTTGCACAGCTAAATTGATATGTAGTGTTAACAATAACGACTGAACCTAATGTTACTGGACTGGGAATATTTGTACCAGTTACAGTTGCCCCGTTTAAATTTATACTTGGAAATACTGCTGGGTAACTACCAGTAGTAGTGACAGTTCCACTATTATAATAAGTTCCTGGGTTTGTTGTTAACGCATATGTTATAGTAGTTGAAGTTCCGCCAGTAACAGTAAATGTTCCGTTATATGGACTTATTCCTCCTACTACATTTGAAGATAATACGCCAGTGACTGTGATAGTAGATCCTGTTGCGGCTGCATAACCAAAACCAGAAGTACTAGTATTTGATACAGTTAGTGTAGCAACATTGCTTGCCCAAGATGCTCCTGTTACATTTAGACTAGTGTTAAAATATAATGTAGGAGATCCACTTCCTGCTGATGTGCATAAAAATGCGTTATACGTTTCTGCACCAATTGTGGGATTTTGTACAACACTATAATTAATACCGCTAACTTGGAAAACATTTTCAAGTAAAACAATAATATTTTGTCCGCCTAATGTAGTTCCATACGATACATTAGTAGGATTATAAGCAGTATTCAATGGTCCAAAAATTGTAGTAGAATTATCACCTGCACCTAAATTTTGCTGTACAATAGTAGTAGATTCTGCATAACGTAGAGCTCTCCATGACGATCCTTGAAATACTTCTACATTTCCTAATACATTGTTATAACGAATTCTACCAGGAGTTGTGCCTGAAGGTCTTTGAGTAGTACTACCTGTTGGTAATAACAAGTTGCTGGTATTACCCATAACTACTTGTCCGTTTATATCAACATATAAACTTGGATCGTTAGCTACTCTTCGATTAAGTGTTTGTCTTTTTAAGTATCTCATTATACTGGTAGTGTGCTTATAACTATTGTCATTGAAGTTGGATAAGTTCCGGCAACAACATAAATGCTATCACCTGTTCCTAATACTAATTTTTCTTGATCTAAACTTACAGTTTCACCTGCTGGTATAGGTAATGCATTTATAATCATAGTTGTATTACCAACTGATCCACCATTTGGAACTGCATAAACTGAAATAGTGTCATTGTATGCACTATAATTGCAAATCATCATAGAAGTTATAGCATTACCAATACTGGGACTAGTTACTGATGGCAGAGTAACTGCTGTTGCTGAAGTTGTAACTAATTGTGCCGAAATTGCCATTTTTATTCCTTATAATAAGATGCTTAATAATACTGCTCTTCTTCTACTTATCAACTCGTCTGGAGTTTGCGATCCATTTGTATTTGCAAAATATATACCAGTCTTTCCTGGACCAGTTGTACTGCTTGAGTATATTTTTGTTTTTCCTGATGTGTATGTTACTGTTCCAGATTGATCGTCTAAGTTAAGAACTCCAGAAACTTCTACACCTTGTGTTGATGCTAATACAAGATTATTTGTATTATTTGTAATTGTATTTTGATATGTATTAACATTACCAACTGTTAATCCTGATGTGTTTACTGTTGCTTCTAGTGTTTGAGCTACATAAAATGATATTGTTGTTGAACCTGTTTGGACAGAACTATTTGCCGCACTTAACAATCCAGAAACAGGATATTGCATAGATGATACAAGTGCCTGTCCTTGAGTAAATGGACTAGTTCCTGTATAACTGCTTGCTACATATTTTTGTAAATATTCAATATTGGGTATTATATGTGTATCAGAATTGGCAATACGTTGATAATACGGAGTTCCGTTTGTAGTTTCAATTCGTAAACGAACACTGGTATTGCGTGTATCAAAAATTAAATCATTTGTATCACTATCTTTTACAGAGATTGTTCTAAGTTGTAATCCTGAAAGATAACCGTCACCTGTTTGAAGAATAAAGGTTCCAACTTTATCTGCACTAGTAACAGAATCATAATGACTGATATTATCATTATATAAAAATTGTGCAGTTGTAAGTTTAGTTCCGCTAGGTGTTCCATTATTTGTTCCTCTATCAATTACAATACCTGCTTGGTAATTTAAAGAAGAACTAATACCTGTACCAGATCCATTATCTCCAACATTTAAATATAAAAGATTAAGGTTAACATCAACATTATTTGTTTCAACATATGTTGTGGCACCTTTAACATTAAGATTACCATAGACTATGATATTACCTGTTGTACCGGCATTGCCTGTATCCAGTATAATATTTCCGCCAGTTTGTACTTGCAGTCTATAATCACCGTTAACTTTTGTAATCTTTGACATTTATAATCCTTGCGGGGACCGAAGTCCCCGTCTTTTTATTAAGCGTTTAGAATTTGAACTGTATCAGCAGTTGGTGTACCGAAAGTCCATTTATATTGCTTACCCGCAGTATAGACTGTACCTGCTTGGTTAGCAGTTACACCAAACGTGGCAGCTGGATTTGATCCTGCGCTTGGAATGGCTACTGGATTAACTGTACATGTACGGTTGTACATTTTACGAACTAAGTATGTACCACCTGAAGCATCAACAGCAACAATGTTTAACTCTTTGCCTTCAGCAGTTGTAAATCCAGCTGTACCGTCAGCAGGTGCATCATAACGAATACGTCCAATTTCAGTACCTAAACGATTTACTTCACCACCTTTATTAAACTTGTAACGCTTTGTTGAAATTTGTTTTTGTAAATCAACTTCAACCAAACTACCGCCTGTATAAGCCCAAGCAAGAATTGCGTTTTCACGGTTATTTGATGTACCAACTGCTTGTGTTGTATCATCTGTGGCAGCTACAATATTAGCTGTTGCGGCAGCACCGTCATTACTTCCTGTAAATGTAACAGCAAGAGTTTGTGCTGAATTTCCAGTAGCATAACCATCACCGTAGTCGGTAATCGAAGCACCTGCTACTCCAAATGTTGCTGGAGTAACTGTTAATCCTGCACCGCCTGGAGTTGTAGTTGTTGTAGTTGCGCTTGGGCTTGCTACTAACGCTGTAATTGCGCTTTGAGCGTAGGTACCGCCTGCGGTTACAGTAACAGTTGCTACTGGACCAGCTGTTGTACCAACTAGTACAGCAGTTGTACCTGTAACAGTACCTGCTGAAATTGTTAATGCTGTTCCAGCAATAGCATTGGCATATGAATTAGCAACAGTATATGTTGTTCCTGAACCTGCTACAATCCAGTAACGTGTTGATGCTACTAATCCTGAAGTACCTGTAATTGCTCCAGTTAAAAAATCCATACCTGGAATGTAAGCGGCGCTTGAACCAAATACAACTTGGTTTGAACCATTAACGCTAGCAATAGTATTGCCAGCTGAGCCAGCAATAGTAGCAACAGTAGCAGTTACAGTACCACTATTTGTACCAAATGTGATTACTTGACTAGTTTGATATGCTTTAGTACCTGTAGCACCAACTGTTAATGTTTTAACAGTAAATGTTGGAGCACCTAATGCTGTAACTCCGTTAGCAATTAATGGTGCTGGAAATGTAGTAGTCAATGCTGTTGCATGTGACGCATTATATGTGCCTGCGGCTGTAACTGTAATGCTAGCTAGCTTAGAACCACCGATACCATCATCGCTTGGTCTTGCTTCTCCAATATTACGGTTACCTATATATTTTTTATTTAAAGGACGTCCCATTTTGTTTTCTCCTATTAGAAACAACGGCGTTCTAGGCCGTACGCGGTTGGATTTCCGCATAAAATTCACCCTATGTGAATCGTACTATGTATTTATGCGTAGGTGATTCTTAAGCCTACTTGGTCAACATACGCAATATCTGTGTGTGGATATATTACATTGCTACGAAAACTAATAACGATACCAAATGTAGAATTGGATATATTTGATGCTGTAAGTCCTGTTGTACCCCATAAGTCTGTTGGACTGCCGTATATGTTATAATCCCCAACTGGATTAATTGGTTCTAAAAGTTCACCTGTATACATATCGCTTTGTACAGGATTTACTGTACTGGCAAGATTATCTCCAATTAATTCACCATTTAATGTTAATTGTATTATTAAATCTTCTATTCTTGCTGAACGTAAAATATTCAGTTGAAATTCAATACCTACTATTGTACCACTTATGGTAGGAATATTATATCCAGTGCACCATAATTGGCTTGTGTTACTTAAAAATCTTTCCATCCATAAACCACTGATAGTATGCAATGGTTTTTTAGTTGTTGCAAATGCATTAGAAGAAATAAGTGTAGGATTAAAATTCCAATCAATACTATCATTTCCTGGTACAACAGGATTGGGGATTGAAACTTGATTTATTACAGTAGGATTATAAAACGGAGTAGTGGTCATCTTATATTTACCCAAACAAAAAGGCTACCGAAGTAGCCTTTTATTTTACTAATAAACCCTTTAGGGTATCAAATTAACTGAACTTAACGTTGCTGTTATTGATAGCTACTAGACCTAAATAGTCAGCGGCGTTACCTAAAGAAGATGCAGTATTTGACAACTCAACATAACCATAACGTGTCATGAATGATACGACTGGTTCAAATGTTGATGGGTCAAGAACAACACCACTGCTCATCAATGGAATGTATGGGCAATAGAA